TTGGGCTAAATGTACAGGGGTACGTTGAACTATTTAAGGAGATAGAAGAAGAGCTAGGAATAGAAGTTATTGAGCGCATAGGTGACTCCAGATATTTTGCAAGGGAAAACGAAAACAATGATGACCTCTTTACTTCTTTTTATGATTATGGTATGCACTTTATCCCATCTGACGGCAGAGGAGAGGAAATGGGTATATCTGCATTGGATGATTGGTTTAGCTATAATCCTAACGCTGAAATAGATGAAGCCAATCAACCTACATGCTATATTCACAAGGACTGCGAAAACCTTATATGCAGTCTAATTAACTACAACTCTCAAGGTAAATCGGATGAAGCCTTGAAGGATTTTTTTGATGTTCTTAGATATTTGAGAATGTCTAACTCTGGAGAGGGTCCAGATCACGTTACTAATTTTAATCTTACAACCACTAAAAATACACAGGGAGGCTACTAATGGCTAAAAAACGATTAACACAACTTGCAGACGAATATGGTCTGACTTTAGAAAAAGCTCAAGAGATTATTCAATTTCAATTTGAAGAGAGCATGGTAAGCGGTAAAGGCAAAAACACCTGGATAAATAAAGAGGGTCAAGCTTTATTTGAAGAACTTGTACCTCTTGATATAATTTACAGAGGTAGGGTATTGCGTCCTGCTCCAAACAGTAGGTATGTTATTGCATACGTAAAAGAACTAACTCAAAAGATTCCAGTACAGATACCTCTTAAACTAAAGGGGAGTCTTACTAATAAAATAATTCATATACAAGCGGACAATACAGGAGAAGAACCAAAGTATCATTGGATACCTACCCCCAGAAAATAAGATATGCAAATTGACACCAATCAAGAAAGTTTAACGTACGTTAGCGAAGAGCCTAATATTACTACTCTTCGTTCCGCTTATGAATCTACAGTTTTAGACCTAGAAGGTTATTTTGATCTATGCCGTCAGTCTTATGACGACCGCAGGAACGAATGGGCTGGTAAAAGTCGGGATCACCGCAAGCACGGTGCAGATGCTTTTCCCTGGGAGGGCGCAGCCGATATGGAGGCTCACGTTATTGATGAGCGTATTACTCGACTGGTTTCTTTGTTTATTTCTTCTTTGAATCGTGCAAATGTACGTGCATTCCCTGTAGAGGTTGGCGACTTAGCTCGTTCTGCCGTTGTATCTGGATTCTTAAAATGGATGGTGTCATCTGGGTACATTCCTCGCTTTAAACGTGAAATGGAGCTTGGTGCTAACTATCTGCTTGAGCGAGGACTACTAATTACTTACGTTGGTTGGCACAGAGAGGATCGTAGATTCCTTCAACAGCTATCATTAGAGCAAATAGCTGAAATTAACCCAGAAATTGCTGAATTAATCAATTCTGGTGAAGCTGATAACGAAATTGCTGAACTTTTGGACTCTTCATTCGGTGGAGTATCCAAAAAACGGGCTAAAAAGGCTATTAAAGACCTCCGTAAAGACGGAACTGCCAAATTACCCATTGTAAAACGTCAAATTGACGCTCCAGAGGTCAAAACATTAGCTCCAGACGGTGATTTTTTCTTTCCGGGCTATGTAACAGACCCTCAACGTGCACCATATTGCTTTTGGCGCACTTATTACACCGCTCAAGAGCTAGAAAACAAAGTTGTGACCGATGGTTGGGACTCTGACTTCGTAGATTACGTTATTGAGCACTATCGTGGTGTAGATATTGACACAACTAACCGTGAACGTGAGTTTCGTGGTACTACTGCGTTAACTGACACGGCATACGAAGCCGATGAACTAATCGAGATTGTCTACGGCTATCAACGCCTAATTGACAAAGAAGATGGTTCAGAGGGCATCTATTGCACCGTTTTCCATAAAGGATTTAATGGAAACGAAATAGCACCCGGCTACGCCAAGTTTGAATTACTCAACGGATACGAAGATTATCCTGTTGTAGTGACAAAGCTATCTGAGGATAGCAAACGTCTATACGATACACCCACGATCCCCTCGGTTCTTCGTGGTATCCAAAACCAAGTCAAGGTAGAGCGTGATTCACGCATCGACAGAAATAGTATCGCTACCTTGCCACCTATTCTGCATCCAGTAGGTCAAGCACCTACGGATTGGGGTCCAGGGCGGATGATACCGTACCGCAGAAAAGGTGATTTGGATTTTGCTCCTGCTCCTAGCTATAACAATGGTTCTATGGAGATGGAAAAGACAATGGAGGCTCAAGCTGATAGACTTTGCGGTCTAGATGAAAACTCCCAGATTAGTCAAGTTCGCAAGCAATTCTTGGTTGATAAGTTCCTTCAGCACTCAGCCGAGGTTTTACAGATGTGCTATCGTTGTTTTCAGCGATTCGGACCAGATGCCATTTTCTTTCGAGTGACTGGTGTTCCCGATCCGCAAGTTTTTGATAAGGGAGACCCTACCGAGAACTACGATATAGTAATAAATTACGATGTCCTCAATTCGGATACAGAATCTCAAGAAAAGAAACTTCAGCAAATCGTCTCGCTTACGCAGATGGATCGTTCGGGTCGCATTAATATTGATCGACTTTTGGATACTATGGCTGGAGCTATTGATCCAGTTCTCGCAGACAGCATCTTGCAGCCTACGGAAGTTGCACAGCAACAAGTCGTAGGTAACGTAACTGATGACCTGTCTAAGATTTACTCTGGCATCGAGGTGAACGCTCGACCTAATGGAGCGCAGATTGCATTGCAGGTTATTCAGCAATATGCACAGCAACCCGATATTGCACAGAGATTACAAACGGATCAATCCTTTGCTGCTAGACTTGAAAAGTATTCTGGGCAGTATACATTCCAAATGCAGCAGATGCAGAATGCCGAAATCGGTCGTCTGGGTACTGCTCCAGCTCAAATGGGAAGTATACAACCAGAACAAACTTAATATATGTCTAGTAATTTACAAGATAACGTAAAAGCCCTATCCAACCATGAAAGTTTTGCGGGATTCATAAAAGTAATCCACGACTTTCGTGAAGAGTGCATAGAAGAAATGCACAATTCTCCTACTGACAAACTTCAGCAGTTATCTGGAAGGATAATTAGCTATGATCAAATTTTACAGATGGCTGACTTTGAAAAACTCAAGTTAGTTCATAAGGATTTTTTAAACGCTAGTTTACACTAGTGTTATTATATAAATATCGCTATCGCTCAAGCGTAAAGGAGTGGAAATTATGTCAGATGAAATCGTAACGGAAAACGCTGAATCCGAAACAACAGCGGAAAAGTCAAATATGTCACCTTCTGAATTTATTCAGAAACGTATGGGAAGTCTTTCTCAGACTGAAGAAACTCAGTCCGAAGAAGAAACTCCAAGCGCAGAAGAGGAATCCGGGCAGGAAGCAGAGGTTGAAGAAACCGAAGCCGAAGAAAGCTCAGAGGAATCTAAGGATGATGTTCTTTCACAGTTAGATTTGGACAGTATGTCCGAAGAGCAACTTAAATTGCTATCCGAGAAGTTAGGCAGTCGTGCTGTTTCACGTTTTGGTGAATTAACCGCTAAACGCAAAGCAGCTGAAGAACGCCTAGTGGCTCTTGAGGAAAAGTTTAATGATCGCAATCCATTAGAGGATATTAAGAAGTCTCCCAACAATCCCTATTCGGAAATCAACAATGTTGATGACCTAAAAGAGAAAGCACAGGAGGTTAATAATGTTATTGAATGGGCTGAAGATGTTTTATTTAACTCAGATGGTTATTCTCCAGAAGATAAGGTAGCCGAGGTAGAAGGAAAACCTATTACCAAGGCAGAGGTTCGCACAAGCTTACTTAATGCCCGAAAGTCTAGAGATCGCTTTTTGCCCGATCAACTTGCAGAGATTCAACGAATTGAAACCGCAAAGGTCGCAAAAGAGTCATTTAACCGACAAGCCAAAAAAGAACTATCCTGGATGGAGGGAGATGATAACGATACTCGAAGGCAGTACGAAGCAATGATCAATGATCCACGCTTTGCTGAAATAGAGAACAATGTTGACCCAGAGATTGCATCTCAGTTAAATTACATAATGGCTCATGCAGCCAATAGTATTTACGGCAGAAAGACAATCAAGGAAGGCATATCGTCACCTAAGTTGAATCCACCTAAAACAGGTATATCTTCGGCAGGAACTCCAGAAAAAACTGCAACCAAAAACGTAAAGGTTATGAAGGAAATAAGTCAGCGTTTCAGAACGTCTGGTGCTAAAAACGATTTCGTCACCCTCAGAACACTACAGCTGAAAAATCGCTAAATATTAACTCACTTATAATTACTTATTATGTCATTTGCTAATACATTTGATCCAACCCGTACTCCGCTTACGGCTACTGGACCTGGTGCAGGTAATCGTGAGGATTTGACTGACGTCTTGACTATCCTTGCGCCTGAAGAAACCCCGGTTCTTTCATCCCTTAATAAACAATCTGCCTCTTCTACTTTCGTAGAATGGACAGTTGATTCGTTGTCCGCTCCTAGCACCGCAGGTGTTGCTGAAGGTGCAGACGTAACCGCATTCACAGACCAATTCGCTGGTCGTGCTCGCCTTGGTAACTACACTCAGAAGTTCCGTCGTGATTACATGGTTTCCGATATGCAGGAAGCTGTTGATTCTGTCGGTCCTGCTAAAGTTGCACAAGCTGAAACAAAAGCTATCCGTGAACTCAAACGTGACATTGAAGCAACTATTTGCTCTAACAATGATCGCAATGCAGAAAACGGTGTTGGTCAAGCATACACGCTTCGTGGTCTTGGCAAATGGATTGCTGACACCGCTGGTACAGGTGGTGTAGCTGCTGCAGCAGATGTTCCTGCTGCTTTCCGTACTCCAACTGCTAGCATCGAAAACATCGATGCTGCAAACCTAAGCGAATCAGAGCTTAATGACATTATTACTTCTATTTTCAAAGAAACTGGAAGCACAAATGATCTTATGCTTGTTGCTGATACTGCCCTTCGCCGGGACATTAGCGACTTTGCTCGTACAGGTGTTGATAATAACGCTGCGCAACCTGGTGTTCGCTCTGTTAACTACAACGGTGATAGCGGAACAATTAAACTATCCGTAGACCTTTATCAGTCTGATCACGGTGTAGTTTCTGTTGTTAATGCTAACCCCGATTGTATGCCAACTACTGATCCAGTAAGCTCACAAGGTTATATCCTTAACCCAGAGTACGCTGGTATTCACGAATTGATCCCAATGGGTTCTACTCGCCTTCCAAACATGGGTGGCGGTGAGCGTGGATATGTTGACTGCGCCTTGACACTTGGTGTTTACCACCCTGCTGCTCACGGTAAAATCACAACCTAATAATACGGAGGTAAACTATTATGTCAAAACTTACTGTAAACGAAACAAGCGGTGATTTCACTCACGCTGTCGTATTAGATAGTGCAGACCTCATTGCTATTGGCAATGGCGGTACTAAGCAAATCCTTAACCTCGGTGCTAACCAAGCACTACTTGGAGTATATTGCTCTAAGACAGTTGCTGGATTTACTGCTGATACTGTTATTGATGTCGGAACAACCATTGGCGACCCAGATGAGTATTTCGATGCTCTCAATATTGGTACTGCTACTGTAGGCGTTCTTCAAGCTGGGTCACAAGCATCAACTGGTGGTGAAGCAATCATCGGTACTGCTGCTGCTGTCGCATCTGGAGAAGGTCTTGTTGTTACTGGTTCTAATACCGCTGCTGACAAACCAGTCTACATCAAAATTACTGATGCAGACATCGCTGATGCTACTGCTGGCGAACTAGTTATTGGATTCCGTATCCTTGACTTAGGTCGCTTTTCACAAGCTTAATTAAATTCTGGTCGGGGGGCGCAAGCCCCCCACCTTTTTAATATGGATATAATTATTCCAAAAATTAAACGGTATTCCGATGGCGAGATAGACCGTGCATTTATGCAAGAGATTCGTACTGGTTTCAAAAGAGAAAAAGCTACTGAGGCACAGCGAGTCAAACAAGCCGTCAAAGAGGCAAAAGAACTAAAAGGCACAGAGCACCCTGTACTGGGTAGACCCGTAGCTACTATGCCTGCCCGTGAGTTCTTTCGTCTTACAAAAAAATACGGGCATCAAGAGGTGCACTCTAAAAAATTTATAAAGTATTACAATCAAAAGTTCCCAGAACTAAGCCCCAATAAAATCTAATGCAAGATCGAAACTACGGTGATTTATTTACGTTAACAAGCTCCCTTATTGGAACTGTTACCCTAGCGGTTGACGAATGTAAGCAATTAGCTAGTTTAATAAACCGTAGATTTCAACAGGCTTTTGATGAAAGTCCTGTATGGCCCCGTTATTTAGTCGTATCAGAAAAACGAAAAATAATATCACTTTTGGTATCCGGGTCTACAAGTCCTAGCGTAGCTAATCAGTATTATTACGATAGCGGAGAACTTGAAAACGGGCATACTAAATACCTTGGTGCTACTGATCCTGTATACAAAATAGTAAAAAATACAGAAGGTACTCAATGGTTTTTAAAGAACTCTGGAGGTACTAGTTTTTATGAAACCGCATCTAGCACTACAGTTGTTGGTCATCCCTGGGAAGATTTAACTTGGTCAGCCGTTGGAACTGGCAATGGAACATTAGTCGTAGAAGATAAAACTAATTTAATTCCGTATGCCGAAACTGGTCTTACTACTATTGGTGACTTTAACAGAATCCATAGAAATCAAGCATTTAAAAATCTATCTAGAATTGAGTATGATTTTTTTGTTAATCTAGATGGTGCTTCTATTTTAGATATAGTAAGTAGCACCGATAATGCGGTTTATGTAACTTACAAAAAACAGTTTAGTACACTTGATCCATCATTAAGTGACCCAGTAGTAGCCAATGATTACTATGGAAACACGGCAGTAAAAGTACCTGCTGAGTTTTTTAATTTTATAGCTCATTCTGTTTATGCTGACTTTCTTCGTATACAAAACAAACAAGAAGAAGCATTAGCTGAAGAAACTAGGGCGCAGACCTATTTGGCTCAAGAATTAGAGAAAATAGACATTCGTTCTAACAATAATACCGTAAATCAAAGATTTTCTACTTATGTCAATCGACAGGCTCGATAGGCTATTAACCTATATGATATAATACACCAATGGCAAGTTCACGAAATAATACCCTAGAATTCTCATCAGCTGGATCAGTAATCGTCAGTAATGGTGCAGCAGGAGCAGGCTCTTACGGAGCTATTCAAATACTGAAGGACTCAACCCTTTCCAGTCTTTCTGGAACAGGAATAGATAATATCGCAAGTCTAGAAACTGCTTTTACTGCTGGAACAATTATCTACGGTCAGTTCACAAACGGAACTGTAGATTCTTCTGGTTTAGCTGCATTCCACCGAGTCTAAGATGTTTTTATCCCTAAAGAGTTCTCTAGGGAGATCTTTAATAGCACCTTTTTCGGGTCTGCTTGACACGTTTACTGGAGCTAGTGCTGCGTACTCATTACGCAAGCTAGTAACTACAGCACCTACTAATGCCTTGCGTGTTCGTAGAGAT